CCCGAGACTACTTGGTAGTCCACGACCCAGCGCTCCATGCCGACGCCCCAGCCCATGGCCATGAACTCCAGACGGTTGGCCTGAACGTCCACGGAACCGGTGATCATCAGCACCGCCGCCGACAGCGAGCCGAGGGTGAAGTCTTCCAACCGCGCCCGCTGTCTAAGCACGTCCGCTTTGGTTTGCTCTTGTGCGCTGTCCCAAACCTTCGCCAATCGGGTGTTGTAGAACACCTGCATGGGCTCAAGATCGCCTTTGGCCTGGGCCTTTTTCGCCTTCTCGAATTGCTTGGCCAGTGACTTCCAGTCCATCCAACCTAGCGGCGAATACAGCGCATTGAGGTGAAAGCCGATCGTCTCACCGTCGCCCTCGGCATGGGCACGCCATTCGCCTTTGGCAAGCATCTCGCCCTTGTGGTATTCCTCGATCAGTACGTCACAATCAGGCCCTGCGCACTCGTAGTGCACCACGCTGTAGTCCTTCGAATAATGCAGTCGCTCCCACTCCAGGGTCTGCATGTACCCACAGGTCGGACATGGCACGTAGTAATAACGCTGGTCGCTGCCCTCGAACAGGTCGGAGATCCGCGAAGCGCCTTTGATTGTCGGTGAGCTGGAGAAGTAGATCTTTGCGTTGCGGCCAAAGTTGGTGGCCCGCGTTTCCGCCAGCACGATGGGGTCACCTTCCTGGCCCACATCGTTTTCCCAGCGGTCGACCTCGTCACCGTAGATGTAGCGAGCCGATAGCTCGGACAGGTTGGCCGCAGAGCCTGCCGTGGTGACGTAAAGGGCGCCGCCCTCGAACTCCTTGGTGTCCATGGTGTTGCGTGAATCCCGTGAACGGCTGGAGGCGACACGCTCCCGCAATACGGGTGTTGCCTTAATCGTCTTGCCAATCCGCGAGGACACCCGCTTGGCCAGGCCAAGGCTCGGCAACAGGGTCAAGATGTTCGACGGAGCCATGTGTATCAGACCGCCGATCCAGTTCAAGGCGATCTGGGTTTTCATCAACTGCGAGGCGACCATTGTGATCACGCGTTTGCAGGGGTGAGCTGGCGACAGGCAGCGCATCGGCTCGCGGGCGTATGGCGTGCGGGACGTGCGGTATTGGCCCGGCTCAGCGGCGCCGGTGTCACGCGGGATACGCATGTACTCGTCAGCCCACTCATCGACCCAGACATCTGGGTCAGGATGCAGCCCACGAAAATACGCCTCCCGGTACACCTCAGCACCGTCAGGGATTTCCGTGGGCATGGGCTTAACTCGTGGTCAGGGCGTGTTCAAGATCCGCCGAGGACAAGCGTTCTGCATCCTCAAGCGAGCGACGGATAGCGGCCGTCAGGTGCTTTTCGATTTGCCAGGGGTCGGTCATGACGGCAAGTTCCGGTGCCAGTTGCGGGGGCATACCCAACAGCTGATCCCGCAACAGGCGGCCTGCGTTGAAGGCGCCGGTTTCAACCGCGATACGCTCGACCAAGGTGCCTTGCTGTTTGTGGAAGTTGGCTTGCTCTTGCAGGGCCAGGTAGTGCTCGCGCAGAGCCCGAGACTTTTGGAAGTCCACCGCCTGCCCGACTTGCGGCACCGCAGGTTCTTCGACGGCGAATTCAGCCTCCTTTTGAAGGCGAAGCCGTTCGTGTCGGTTGGCGACGGCGGCTTTGCTTGGATCGGCGGACTCGGCCAGCAATGCCTCGGTGGCTTCCAGCTCCACCTTGCCATCGTCAGTCAGTACCAACCGATCCTGATTCGCCAACTTGGAAACATACGATTTCGCCCAGCCGCGCCGTGCTGCAAACTCCGTTTTGCTGATTACTGTCATGATGGAATGTCCTGTTCACCTAATGGATACGGGGGGGTTCACCTGTTCACCCCAGTTCACTAAGCTGGTGAACTACCCGCTAACACTTTCCCGCGGGTTTCCGACCCCGTACCCTCCGAATAACCCCAGGGTCCCCGGCAGTTTTCGGCGCCCCAAACCGGTGCTCCTACCCCTGCTCGCCACCTGCGGGTGGCACTTCGAGGACACGCGAGCGGTAGGTCGTCCCCGGACCGCAAAGATGGGTGTTTACGCAAACTCTCGCAGCGCCTCTTGCAGTCGCTTGGCTTTGACGATGGCTTCAGCATTACTTTCGCGCTCAGCCTCTACCGACAGGGCTACCTCTTCGATGCGGCCAGCCAATACCTTCATGCGCTTGCTGAACTCTTCAGACAGGCTCACCACTTCACCCGACAGGGTTGCCAATACGTCCAGCGCGCCATCGGTTGTTTTCGTCGATGCAACGGACTGCTTGGATGCCTGAGGCATGGTTGTCTCCTTCTTGGATTTGGGTGTGGCTACAGCCCGCTGAAACTTTCCGCCGATTGGCTCCCTGATCAGCCCGGCATCTTTGAGCTCACCAAGAGCGCGGCGTATAGCATAGGCAGATGCGCCACTAACATTGGCCGCCAGGACGGCGCCGTGAATATCACGAGCGGCCCAGCATGATTGAATGGGTACATAACTAAAGATTTTTTGAGCGATGGAAGATTGCCCTGCAAGCATCTGCTGCTGCCTGGATTCATTCATTGCCGGAGACCTACTAAATGAGTGGCTGGGTGAGAGTTATTCAGAACGATTAGATTCGGCGGGCATTTCACTGACGCCCAACCGTTTGGCAGCCCAGCGCTCGTACAACCCGATCGCGACATCAGCGCCGGCCATCGCGGTCAGGCAACCCAAGCTGCCGGCCGTCCAGATAGTCATGCCCGCGCCGATCATCAGCATCATCGCCGACACCCCGCAGACAATGCAGGCACCGGACCGAAGCGCCAGGCGCCGCAACAATGCCCAGCCCCGCGCCCCGTCTTTATCTGCTCGCCACATTTCACCGGATACGCCGCCGACCAAGGCCAGGACGATCACTAACCAGATCGGCATCTCTGCCAGCGCTTGCTGCTCATTTGTCATGTTGTGCCTCAAGTGAGAGAGCGCGCCAAACACAAAAAGAAAACCCCGCCGGAGGGCAGGGTTTTCAGTGTCGCGGCGCTTGCCAGGACGGAGTGCACAGCACATGCTCGGGGGAAGCGCCGAGGCGCAGAATTCATATCGTGGTGACTTTTTACCCCCTGAGTACGGAACCGAAAAGGGGGCATTTTCGGTTAACCGGCTCGACGCAACTTTGACGCAACTTTGAGGAGACTTTGAGGTAAAGCGCCCCGACCAGCGGTAAGCCACTTACGTGCGTCTTTGCGCTCGGCCAGCACTTCAAAGAGTCGCACATGAAGACTGTGCACAAGGTCGTAGTAGGTTTGCTTCGCCTTGGACACATACCCCAGCTCATGCATTTGCGAAATCCAGGTCGGTGCCGGGTCGTCGCCGTAGCGCAAGACCGCCAACTGTTGCAGCCTTTCTCCCCGCCCATCTTGTCGAGCGATCTCGGAAAGAGCCGCACCGACTTCCTGAGCAACTGCATCAGGCCCCGCACCAGCACCCATAATGATCCGAGATCCGGGGGTGCCGCGCGGTGCACATCCGCCCCACTCCATGATCGTTGCCATCGGGCTACCCATGCCCCCCACCTCACCATTACTCCGAAGTTGCTCGCCCCAGTGCTTCAGCAGCACTTCCATTGCCTCGATCATTGCCCTACCCCCCGAAAAACCGAACCCAACACAGAAAACCCGCTACCCAACACAAACCCAACACAAATAAATCCCTTTAAAATCAATACTTTTATTAACTTTGAGTTGAGTGTGTTGGGTTTGTTGGGTTTTTCTGTCCTCGCATAAGAAAAAATTCCTACCGTTATCTTCAGTGCAAATAACGTCACGCATGCGCGCACGCGACGCCAAACCCAACACACCCAACACAACAACCGGAAGCGCGCGCAAATAAAGGACTGAAACTGTGTTGGGTAGCCAAAACCAACCCGACACACACCCGACACACCCAACACACTTTTAGGCGTAGTCATGCGGCAACTGCCTTAATGTGGTCCCAGCTGTCCACATTCCACCCTGCCAGCTTCGCGTTTGCCCGCCAGTTGACAACCACCGCGCCAAGCACGGCCGACGCCAGTGATGGGGGCTGGGAAGCGTCCTGGTCAACTGGGAAGAAGAACGCACCAAACTTGCGATTATTGCCATCGGTCCAAGGTATCGATCGCGTTTTTTCCACTTCGGAATTGATGAACAGCGAGAACTTCGTCTGACTCATCACATGTTCCTTGTTGCGCTGACACCACTCCAGAAACAGCGAGTAAAGGTCAGTGGAAAGACACGGCCCCCAGAGCCCCTGACCCAACTCGCTGTATTTCCACAGGTGCAGGAATGTCTGCCAACCGGCCCGACTCAAGGCTACCAGCCGCTCACGGGCGTCAGTGGATGGCGGACGCGTCCGCTGATTGAAGTCGCCCAAATCAACCGACAATAGCCAGCCGTAAAGGGCTGCGACACCGCCTTGCTCCAACTCCCGGCCAATGGCTTTTTGACGCTCCACCGGCAAAGTATCCAAGGGCCAGACAACCAGCATCCGGCGGTCGCTATCACTGATCGGCCACGGCATGATCTCGTTACTCAAGAAAACCGCGTTCATATGGTTGGACTCCTCCCAGCCATTGATGAACTTAGATTCCATCCGCACCGTTTTGCCCGTGACCAGATGCTTGATCTTGCCCACTTGGTTGTAGCGCTGATCGCGGCTAACCACCTCTTCGAACACGGCCCAAAGTTTCCGGCTTTGCCAGGCGTTGAAATTGCTTTCCAACTGGGTCTGTCCGACTGTCGCGGCGTACTGGCCGTACAACTTGCCCATGGTATCGGCGAAAAACAGACTCTTACCCGAGCCCTCCATGCTGGAGTGCATCAGCACAGCGGTATCCATTTTCGCGCCCAGGTGCTGCAGCGGAAACGCCAGCCAGCGAGTCAACCAGAGCGCCGCATTTTCATCGTGGTTACATAGAAACGAGATCAGCCACCGTAAGTTGGCGCATGCGGCATCGTCCCTGAGCGGCTCCAGCGGCAGACCATCAAAGGTATTGATGTAGACGCTCGGGTCCTTGGTCATCGTCGGGTCAAAGACAATGTGGTCAACGTCGACCACCCGCCGTTCGCTGCTGTTCAACCACAACGGGTACGTGTCACCGAGGGCCATTTTCACGGCACCCTCGGCAACACGGCGTTTCTTCTCGCGATCCCAAACGTCCTTGGTGCCATCGATGTACACGTAACGCTCGGTTGGCGGCATCCCGAAGGCACCGCCCTTCTTCCCCGCCATCCGCCGCGACTGCTCGATGTCGCGCACATGGTCATCGGATATCAGCTTGCGGTGCTCGGTATCTTCCGCCCATTGTTTCGCCAGCGGCTTGCCGACACGCGCTTCGAACGCCGACTTCTTCATCACCCGCGACTGATCGAAATCCCACACGTGAGTGGTGCCCTCCACCAGCGCATACCGCCGAAGGATCTGTTCAAGCGTCAGCACCTCCCCCGCCCCCCCGTCAGAAGCCGGAGCGGCCTCGCTGGCTTCGTCCGGCGCACAGCTCGGCTCGCTCGGGTCACCAGATGGGGTCGGGGGAAGATCACGCGGGTCCGGGCGCGAAGAATGCTGCATCCCCAGCAATCGCGCGGCGTCCTTCACCGCTCGCGACTGATCGCCATCGTGTTGCAACAAGCAGAACACCTCGAACGCATCGTTCTGATGACCGTTCGCGAGCGGATCAGCGCCGTGGTGCGAATAGACCTTGCCATCATCACTGACCGTCACACCCGGCAGCCCGGTGCTGCTGTGTGGATACAGCCACTTACTGCCGCGCTTGATGTAGTCGTGGGCACGCAGCAGCTCTTCAACGTCGTGACTGCGATTGAACTCGTCGATCACCGAGGGCTTACCGGCTGCCGGTGGCGTACGCTTGATGACCTTGGCCGGCGGTTTTTTCGGCTTTGGCGCCCATGGACACGCCGCCTCGGCATCTCGCTTGAAGATGTCCCAGTTGTTCCAGATGGACAGCAACTCCGGAGTCAGCATCGGCAAGCCATCACTCACACTCGGCGGCGTGCGCCAGGTGTAAGGTTTACCCGTGCCTGGGTGAATCGATGGTGGCAATACATCCTGCACCAACCCACCACGCAGCTCGAACACCGTGATGCGCTGGTATTCGTCCGCCTCAGCCCGCGCCTCGGCTTCACCCACCGCATCACCTGCTTCCTTCGCGGCTTTTGCCTTGGCGATCAGCGCCTTGTGTATCGATCCGTCAGGGTCTTTCTCGTTGGGCCATGCCAGCGAATGACGGCTCAGTTCAAGACCGTCAGGGACGCGGAACATAATACGAAAGCGCGCTGGGTTGCCCACCACCGTCGGAAACACCAACGCCATCGCATCTAGATCAATTTCGAGCTGGTCATAGAGAACATGCCGCGTCCACTGCACGTCATCGACGTCCAGGGAACAGATACGGCTGGGGCCAAGTACAACACCAAGGTTGTGCTCAGGCTTCTTTGTCCAGAACGCTGCAGCCTTCGCCGAATCGGTGAAGTAGCCACCCGGTTTGTTCCAGCCCATCCCCTTCGGGCCTTTCTGACCAGGCTCAATCGGAACCAGCGCCAAACCAAACGTATCAACGTAAAACTGAGCCCAATCAGCAGTAGGCAACCGGTTGTCGTGATCAGTCATCTGCGCCGCTCCCGCAACCCCTGGCAAATGACGCAGGTCTGACACCCCTGAATCGTCTGCTGTCGAAGCAACGGGATAGGATCGTCACAGTCCTCGCAAAATTGAGCGCTGACGCGAGTCGAAGGCACACGGCGACTGCGGTGAAGTGCTACGTCGAGCAGGTATTGCGCCTGGTCGTTTGCGCGATCGATATCGTCAGCCATTGTCCTGACCCTCCATCGCTTCCCGGGCACCAGCCATGATGCCCAGTACCGCACGGATCACATCAGCTCCGTGCTTCTCCAGCGCGAGGACCTCATGAAGCTCCCAGACGTTGTCCTTGGCAGCTTCATGCATGCTAGATACGAACTCTGCAGTCTCACCCAAAACATTTCCAACGGCCTTCAGCG